AACACTGGGCAGTAAGGTGTTCTTTTCTGCGGTGCCAGCGGCAGATGAGTTTCTTTATCTGACAACAGGTGCTGCAACCGAGAATGATTACACAGCAGGCAAACTTTTCATTGAAATGATGGGTTATGCATAATTATAAGGAGCTTTAAATGGCTGGTTCAGATGTTAAAGCAAAACTTATAAGCGATGAAAACGCCTCAGACGATGATCGTTTAGTTACGGCTGCTCGACCTAACACGACCGCAACTTTAGCTAACACTACTTTTGCAGGTGGTGGAGCTAGAAACGTAATTGTGACTACCACAGGCACAGGCGATAACGCAAAAACCACGACCATCACGGGGACAGATGTTTTCGGTAACACCTTGACAGAAACTATTATCTCTACTGGTAGTGCCGAAGCGGTTGCTGGGACCAAACTGTTTTTAACAGTTACATCTGTGGTTTGTTCTGCACAATACGCGGCAAACATTAAAGTTGGGTCGGGAACTTTGTGTGCGGAAGCAGTCAATAGTTCTGCTCGATTACGTCTCAAAGGGATGTCCATAGTTTCTGGTGGAACCGCAGGGACCGTTGAATTTATCAATGGTACCCCAGAAGACGGAACGGTGCTGTTTAAATCACGGACAATAGGCACAGACAACACCACTACCGATAGAACTATCCCCGAAGAGGGGGTTTTGTTTGATAGTGGTATGTCAGTGAAATATACCGTTGGCACTATCGACATGATGACGTTTTTCCACGCCTAAGTATGGCTAAATCGAAAGGCAAAATGCCTGCCCGAAATAAACAAAATTTTCGGCCTACAAGTAAAGGCGCAGGCATGACTGCTGCCGGGGTTGCCGCCTATCGGCGGAAAAATCCTGGCAGCAAGTTGCAAACTGCCGTAACCAAAAAGAAAAATTTAACAGAAAAAGAAAAAGCGCGGCGTAAATCGTTCTGCGCTCGTTCTGCTGGTCAAATGAAAAAATTTCCCAAAGCGGCGAAAAACCCAAACAGTAGACTTCGCCAAGCTCGAAAAAGATGGAGATGTTGATGTGAAAGCAGAGGATGTATTGATAAAACTAGAGCAGCATGAGGCTGAATGTAATTTAAGATATGCTCGGATAGAGGAGCGATTGGAAGAACAAAAGATTACTTTAGCTAAGCTGGATTTACGCCTATGGGGCTTAGCGGTATTGATTGTTGCGGCAGCGGTTGCTGAACAGTTAATTTAATGACGATTCGCCGCAGTAGCATGAGTAAACAGATTGCAAACCCTCCGCAAAAGAAAAAGTGGAGTGCAAAGAGAAAGCGGTCAGTCAACTGTGACAGACCAAAGGGATTTTCAGAAAAAGCGTATTGCGCTGGGAGAAAGAAACGTGGCAAAAAAAGCTAAAAGTGGCGGAAAAATTTGTCCCGAAGGAAAGGCTTGGGCTAAACGAACTTTTGATACATACCCTTCAGCTTATGCAAATCTTGCTGCATCAAAGTATTGCAAAGATCCCAACTATGCGAAAAAAGCTAAGGGTGGTAAAAGGAAGGGCAAATAATGCGGGCAAAGGTTAAGAGCAGAATTAACAAAGTGGCTGGTGCTTTGAATAAAGCCTCAAAAAAACATGCGGCTCAAGCCAAGACATTGAAAGGCTTAGTTAATGGCAAAAAAAGAACCAGCAAAAGGAACGGGTAAAAAACCGCCAAATACAGACCGTCGGTTGTATACGGATGAAAATCCAAAAGACACGGTCAGCATAAAATATGCGACTGAAGCAGATGCTCGCGCGACCGTGGCAAAAGTCAAAAAAATAAAAAAACCTTTCGCTCGTAAAATACAGATACTTACCGTGCTGGAGCAAAGAGCAAAAGTAGCGGGTAAACCTAAACAAGCCGCAATTGCTAAACGTGGCAAGCAAGCGATTAGGAAGCAGCATGGCAAAGCTTAGATATGATCGATTTTACTACAAGCCGTTACCGGACGAAGTGACGCTCGATAATAGTGATATCGACGGTATTGGTGTTTTTGCCCTACAAAATATTGAAGAGGGCGTTGATCTTGGTGCCACTCATATAAAAGTGCCGATGATTGCCGGGTACATTCGAACCCCTTTAGGTGGTTTTTTGAATCATGCGGAAGAGCCCAACTGTTATCTGGCTTTGTCGCAGGATTGGGACGATTATAGGGTTTATAATTTAATTACGATGTGCGAAATCGAGCAAGATGAAGAGCTCACGTTAAACTATGATTTTTGAGTGGAGCCGTTATGGGACAACTTAAACAGTGGCTGAAACAAAACTGGGTTCGGATAGGATCTGATGGATCTATCAAAGGTCCCTGTGGCACATCAAAAGATACAAAAAAACCAGACCGTTGCCTGCCGGCCGCGAAAGCAAGAAGCCTCAGTAAAGCAGAAAGGGCTTCTACTGCTAGAAAAAAGAAGGCGGCACAGCAAACAGGCAAAAAGGTTGTAAAAAACACACCAAAAGCAACGGTGAAAATGAGCTCTGGGGGTGTCGCTGGACGCTTCCACAGAGGGTGCGGGGCAGTCATGCCTGATCGTAGAAAGCGGACGAAATATTCATAGGAGGTCATTATGAAAAAGTCCAAAGGAAATATGGTTATGAAAAAGGCCAAAGGCGGCATGGTTATGAAAAAGGCCAAAGGCGGCATGGTTATGAAAAAGGCCAAAGGCGGTCCGGTGATGAAAAAAGCTAAGGGCGGCATGGTTATGAAAAAAGCTAAGGGCGGAACTGTTCGCAAAATGAGTAAAGGTGGGACTGTTCGTAAAATGAGTAAAAGTGGTGCTACGCGGACTAAAACCACAACCATTGTAAGAGGGTATTAATTTGCCTTACTTAATTAGCAATATCCCACATTTCAAATGTTGGGTCAGACGCGAGTTTACCTGTAATCATGAACGGTATCATGGCGAATATCTCCATGCACTCGCGATTGCTGTCAACACAATTCCTGATAGATCTTTAACTTTTCAGGTAGTTTTTACTGGATGTGAAAGACATTTAGAGGACAGTGATGAAAATTTACATGGGGGTGCAATGTGGGCTCGTATGCCGATAGAAGCCTTAGTCGCTGACATCGATATTGACGGTTGGCCAGAAAGGATGGAAGACCATCTTTGTCAACCTTGGGACTGTGAATCGTTTAATCATTCTGTTGTCGTGTTAGATCGAGTCAGTTCTAGTCCTTGGATCGCTAAAGTCAATCATGAATTTTATGAGGCGCGATACATGTTTACTGTTGACTATACGGAAAATGCTATCGCAGATAGCCCCGATCAGCATAAACAAAGTCATGTTTTATATTTAACAGAGGGCCCCTGGGAGGGTAATGTGGTCGCTTTGCCTAATAATCGGGTCAGAGCCACAAGTCCTGCTTTATGGGATACCGGCGAGGGTGCTCCAGACTTTAAGCCTAGTCAATATCTACATTCGGCCGAGGGACATACAAGTTACACAGATCCTGATATAGTTTTTGATAATCTGTATTCAGATGGGATAGAAGAATAATGGCAACATCAAGCTCTACAAATTTTGAATTAGACGTAGCAGATTACATCGAAGAGGCTTTCGAAAGATGTGGGCTAGAGGTTCGCACTGGCTATGACATGAAAACCGCCAAGCGTTCTTTGAATTTGATGTTAGCAGAGTGGGCCAATCGTGGCTTGAACCAGTGGACGATTGTGCAAAGAACACAGGCACTGACGCAAGGTACGCAAGAATATGCTTTGGCAACAGACACAATCGATATTTTATCTGTAGTAGTGCGGCGATCTGATACAGATTTTGCTTTGCAACGGGTTAGCAGAGATCAGTTTCTAAATATACCGACTAAAACCACTCAAAGTCGACCAACTCAATTTTTTTTAGACAGGCAGGTGACACCAAATTTAAAAGTTTGGCCGACGCCAGAAAATAGCACAGATACTTTGGTGTTTGATGTGTTAACTCGGATGGATGATGCCGACACATTTACAAACACCTTAGATATGCCTTTCAGATTTTTCCCTTGTTTAGCTGCGGGGCTCGCTTATTACATTTCTATCAAACGCGCTCCAAATCGTGCTCAACTTTTAAAAGCAATGTATGAGGAAGAGTTTGAAAGAGCAATGACGGAAGATCGCGACAGAGCGTCGTTTAACGTAGTGCCACAATATGAATATTTTAGGACAACCTGATGAGTAAATTTGCTCCTT